CAGCGTTACGTCCGACCCAGAAAGAATCGTGCCAACTTGTTCTGCTTGGGTCCAATCAGGAACATAGAACCCTTGCCCCTGTGTGTTTCGGACAAGCACTCGGGCGAAGTTTACTTCTTCATCGGTGAGAGTGTGAGCGTAGGAAAAAGTGCGACGGGGCTGCACGCGGAGGGCTATGCGCTGCTCCGCTGCTTTGGCGAGAAATATATCAGTGGACCACTGCAACGCCTCTAGCACTGGCGTCCTTGGCTTGAACGGCCACGCTCTCATGCAAAGCTCAAAGCAGAGATAGTGCGCTGGTTCTTGCGAATGACGTTCATGATGGTTTTCTCGCCCTGCGACGATCCGAGAAAGTCATTCATCAGGCTGGGGTCAATAGAGTTGATGATACGAACGCCGCCGCCGCCCATGCCGTCCAGCTTCTGATCCAGCTTGGCCGAAGTCTCGGCGGTAGTAACTCTCTCACCCTTTTCCAGAAGATAGGTTCCCGTCTTGGGTACAGACATCAGGCCGTCGTGGGCTTGGCCTTGGATTGATGTGCTTTGTATTGTAGATATGATTCCAGCAGTCTGCGCTGCTACGGTTGCCATTGCGGCTATGTTTGCAGGGAATGGTGCGTTAGCCGCTTGAGCCAATGCGCCCTGAATGGCGACGATAGACCTAGCAATCGCTGCGCCCTTTTCTATTGCAAACAGCACCCGGTATGCTTCTGACTGCTCGCCTGCAAACTGTTTCGCAACGTCTGCCAGATTCCCAAAAAGATCCTCCGCTGCCGACAGCGACGCCAACTGACGCGCTTGCTCTATCTGCGCTATCTTTTCCTCGCGCTCTCGGGTTAGCGCAACCTCGCGCTCGTTCCACACTTCGGAAAGGTCCGACCGATCTTGTCGGAACTGTTCAAGCAGATCAAGCTGCTCTTGATACCACTCCTCTAGCGCGGCGCGTGATTGATCAATCCTGTTTAGCTCGCTGGCAGGACCGCCTACAACCGCATCCAGCCCGCCAAAGCTGGGGGCATTAGATGAAAGCTGGCCGAACGCGGCCTCTGCTGCTCTCTTCCGCTGCTCGTCCTTGTCTGCCCCAAACAGCTTTTCATCGGCCTCGTCAATAATTGCAAGCCGCTCGCGCAGCGTATCGTTTATGCGCTCCTCGTCTGTGCGTAGCTCTTTGACAAGACTGGAGTATCTGTTTTGCTCCTCAACCCACTGTTTTACGGTGTCGCTAACGTCTTGGGCAGACTCCTTGGCTTTATCAAGCCCCTCTGCCGCCTTGTCTCCGGCTTCCTTGGCCGCATCACCAACCTCTTGCGTTGCCTTTTTGACAGGCTCAAGAAAACGCTTCGCAACCTCAAATGTTTCTTGTTCATCAAAGAACCCCGCAAGGTTCCCAGCAATCAGAGACTGCAGCTCTGCCTGCCGCTCCCTTAGCTCGTCTTTGTTGAACTGAAATACTCGCCCCAGCTTTCTTTCTACTTCATCCAGTTCTTCGTTAAGCTGCTCAAGGTTGCCAGGGTCTGCGCCGAAAAGCTCAAACCTCACTGCTTCTTTTAAGTCGCCAAGCTTATCGACTAGACTAATTACCCAATTGACTGCAGGAGGTATTGCCTCCGCAATCTTGACGAAAATCTGCGAAGCGTTCTGGATTGTGTTTTCGTCGGTCAGTTCGTCAACAAGATCCTCTATGGCAGGCAGCAGGTTTCTTGCGATCTTGACCTTGACGCCATCAAACTGAATGCCTAGCTGACGAAACTTTTTGTCAACTTCAACAGCTTGTTCTATTAGCTCCCGGTCAAGTATTCCACCGGCACGCTCAGCCTGATCGCCAAACTCTTTTAGCTGTTTCCCGTTATCTCGAAGCAGCGGGAGCAGCAGGGTCGCATCATTGGCTATTGCTTCAAGGAAAAACGTCAGCTCTGATTGCGAAAGGTTCGCCTTTTGCAGTGAATCAACGTACAGACCAAGAGCCTGCGGGCCAGACAAGTTCCTGAACTGCTCAGCGGTTACGCCAACCTGCGGAGCAATATTCTCAAAGAAATCAGCAAGCGGACCACCGCCCGTCTGAAGAAAGTCACCAACCTTGTCATTTACATCTTTAAGTATGTCCGCAACTTTTTCATTTTCAATTCCGACCCTAGACGCAGCGGCAGCAAACTTCTGAAACTCGGTGGTCCCCGCATTGGCAAGTTTCGAAAACCGCGAGATCTCCTTTCCGGCATCAATCGTGTCTTTGGCGATCTTTGCAAAACCAGCAGCCACCGCAGTCCCGGCAATAGCCCCGAACTTCGCAAGCGCGGCACTGGTGGATGCAATGTTTTTCTTAATCTTCCGCAGTCGCTTAGACGACTCGCGCTCGGCTTTATCCATGCCTTGAACAAAACCTGATGTCTTGGCAATCAGATCAACCGTCAATGTGCCAAGAGATTTAGTCGCCATTAGACAAGCCTTTTAAGACTGTAAACATTTGCTGAGGGTCATCAACATTGACCGCTGGTGCTTCATCGTAAGGAGAAAAGTCCGTAGGCTTAAACTTAGTGACCTTACTCATAGAGTTAAAGTATGTAGCCAGAGCGCGGGACACGGCGCGGTCTATCCGCATTCCCATATTCAGGCAGCCCTGTCGCTTGCGGTACTCGCACCACTGTAGGAACTCGGCATAAGACACCCGCTGCTTAGCCTCGGCTACAGTGCGCCCACCCACACCGCACAGAACTAGCTCATGCCAGAATAACTCCTCATCGTCTAGCTCTGGCTCTTTCCCAGGCCGTTGACCTCGGCAATGACGGTCCACAAGGCCAGCAGCAGCGACTCCACAAACCCACCACGCGGACTGCCGTCCTCATCTAAAACAGGCGAACCATCTTCATAGAACCCGGTGATGTCGGACACCTTATAAAGCTGGTTACCGTTTTCATCACAGATGCAGTTGGCAATTCGCGCCGCCGCAATGTCATCGCCGCCCATCGATTTGATGTCACCGACCGCAGACTGGTACGACATTTTGCGCACCCAAACCGTGCCGGTAACATCTTCACCGCCTACCTTGAACGAGATTTCGCGCTCAACAGGCGCGCCAGCAAACCCACCCTTTTGGTATAGCGTCTGAAGGTCTAGGCTCATACCGCAGCGATCACTTCAGGCTCACCGGAAATCTGGATGCCGACCGACGACGTGATGACCGAGTTCTGAGAGAAGTCAAACGGAAAGTTGGTCATAAAGCCCTCAAAGCGAATCCAAGACCGCGACGTTCCAAGATCCCAGGTACCGCCGGAGTCCACAGTCGGAGCCGCAGTGCCGTCCGAAAAACCAACAGCCCACAGCAGCGTGGTTCCCGCTACCTTCAGTTCGTGCATACGGGTATGCGTTTCGTCGGTCGTATCAAAGTTGATCTCAAACGTGGCCGCCCCAGGGGTAGCAAGGCCAGAAAGATACGTCCGCGCCTGATCGCTCAGGCAGGTCGTCTCGATCTGTTCGTTCGTCGTGTCAATCCCTGACAGGGACGTGATGCAGCCAACCGTAATGACAGATTCGTCTGCCGGGTCGATTGCGTAAAGGCGAGTGCCTTGTGTCTTAATAGCCATGATTCACTCCTAGCTGTATGTCTCGCGTGAGACGATCCAATCCACATCAAAAGAGATGCGATAGTTACGGGTGTCGGGGTCTCGGCTTTCACCGCGCCACGAAACAACATGCGCGTGAGGCTCTACCGCATCGCGCAAGGCTTGCGCTACGTCCCTGACTTGCAAGGCCGTATCCGCAAATACGTCAACCTGAATCGACATCGTATCTGTGTCAGGTATTTCGTTAATGTAGTTTTCTGGGATTCCTGTGACGAACTGCCAAACCGCATACGGCTTGTCAACTCCGGTAGGAGCCTCGCCAAAAGGATAAAAGCGCGTGGGCGATACCCCTAGATTTGTTTGAACATCGGAATCTGCCGAAACTACCTCAAAGATTGGTGGATACATTAGTCAATCCCAAAAAAAGCGCGCCTAAAGTTTTGCGACTGCGTCCTTGCTCCAGCAATTTTTGATCGCTTGCGAACTGCCCTTTCTAGCGCTTTTTCGTACTCTTTAAAAAACTCGTTAAGCGCACCGCGCTGATTGTTCATTATTGCCGGTCTCAGAAAGGGTGTAGCCTTCATCTTTTCTGTCCCAAATTCATGAAACCGCCAGTAAAAGGTGTCTCCACCTGGGTTTGTCTTGTCGCCTAATGTTTCATATGTCCTGCCAACACGGCCCGCCCGCCTGTTTTCTCGCGTGTTCGCATAAGATTTCGCACCGCCAGCAACGCCAACACGATATTTTATTTCCCCATTTTTAGTGTATCTTTTTGATGATTTCCTGACGCCAGGGTATTTTGACTTCCCGGCCCAAATGTTCATAGCAATACTTTCAGCAGTACGTGGGTCGTCAATTTTTAGTGCATTGTCATGCGCCGCGCGAGCGACAAGCCTTGCAGCAGCCCTTGTCGCTGCATTTGACCCCTTGCCCTCCATCTCAGCAGAAATGTTGCCAAACTTAATGCGCAGCAGGTCAAGGCCTTCTATGTCAATGTCAATGCCATCAGACATGCTTCAACCACAACTCATCGTGTGCGGACCCACCCCAATCGGGAAACCACGGACCGCCTAAAGTGAAATGTGCGATCCCCACATCGGCAGGCTCTGGCGTTACGTTTACCAGCCAGTTCCAATCCGGCCCAAGCTCGCCTATCTCATCATCGTGGAGCCAGTAAAACGCATGGAGATCCCTACCGGGCCTGCGGTTGATGTCATCAATGGTCAACCGCCGGTTAGCAGGGTGGTCGCAGTCAAACAGCATCACACTTGACCAGTTCTTACGCCGGTAAAATGTTTGCTCCTTCCCGTCCATCTTGACGCCGCCGCCGTGCTTGCCGTGCTTCACAACGTAAACAGCCTTCCCCGGCTCCAGGTTAGTCAGCATGTCAAAGACACTGCGCAGGAAAACCACGTCGCAATCTACAAACAGCGCCCAGCCCGTCTGCGCGAGGATGGGGGTTAAGAATCGAGACGCCGCAAACTCAGTAGAACACGGGGCATTACTCGGCAGGTCATAGCCCCGGCTCATATCCACGGGGCGCGAGTACAGCCCCGCAGCGGCCAGCCAGTCAGTTTTAAGAGGAGTGGGGGTTAGTCCGCTGGTCTTGGCCAAGGTTTTCTCTGCCACCCTGTAGGCCGCTTTCTCGCGGCTGTCCCAGCCTAGATAGACTTTCAAGCCCGCGCCTCTATCCGCATGTCCCGGTACTCTCGCTGCCCGTGAAACTTTGGAGCCTTCATCTTGGGCGACCTAAACCCGTTGCCGGTCACAAGCTGCTGAATCGTTGTCGGCGTGTACCCCCACCTGTGGCACATATAGGGATCAAGTTTGTTAGGGTCGCCGTAAAGTGACCACATCGAAAACTGATCTTTAGTGCCTTTCAAAAGATTGTGGCAGGCCATTTCCAGATTTGGCAGCTCTAACACTAGAAGGCCACCCGGCTTTAGCAATCGGTGAAACTCTCGAATGACTGCCGGAGCCTCCCACGCATAGACGTGTTCAATAAAGTGGATCGAGTGCAGCTCGTCGGCGCACTGGTCATCAAGGGGCAAGGGATTTACCAGGCGCTTGCCGTCAAACCTGAATGTGTGAAGCAGATCAATCGGCCTTTTGGCCCTGGGATTCTGTACGGCGTCAACACAATAGAAACCTTCCCATGTGTGATACCCGCAGGCAAAGTTAATCTTCAAGCCATTGCCTGAGCCATTCCCAACACTTGCCCGATCTGATTTCATCCGTTGACCACTGCCACCATGCAAGATTTTGCAGAAACTCCACGCGCTGCTGATAGGTAGGTTGCTG